TTTATTCCACCACTTGTTGCCCATTTTGTATGAGATTTTCACTAATGGTAAGAACATTGCATGATATCCAACTTCGTGTTCTTTTTTAAGTTGATCTTTAGAATATTTAAGCCATACAGCGTTTCTAAATGATCCAAAACCATACATTTCGTTCATTGCTGTGCAAATAATTTTTCCACCACCACCACTATCTTGAGTTGTAGTTTGCTGCATAGGAACAGGTGCGCCATATACACTACCAAGATAAGCAGATAGTTTTTGATATGGTTTTTGTTGAGAGTAGTTAAATCTTTCTACGTCAGATGCAAGTTTTTGTGAGGCGTAGTCTTCGCCAATTTGACCTGCTTGTAACATTCTTTCAATGTCTTGATAATCAGTTGCAGCCATTGCAGGAGCGTTAGCAACTGCAGCATCTTGACGCGCACGTTCTGCGGCGTAATTAGAGTAACTCATTTCAGCTGCTTTATTTGCTAATGTATCTGCTAAGTTTTGTGATGCTCTAGATTGTAATTCTTGCATTGCACCAGATCCATAACGACCTGCAGAAGATGATCCAGATTTAATACCTTGTAATGCATCATAAAATTCTTTACTTGCTGCTTTACCAGCACCTGCCATTACTTGGTTAAAGTATGGGTTGTTTTGTAAATATTGTCCACCAATTACATCGCCCATTTGTTGTTGGGCACTAGTTACTAATGGAGATCCTGCAGCTGCTCTTTGTTCAGCAGATTGCAATGCACTTAATGTAGTTTGTGATGCAGGGACATATGTGTCATATGGATAGTAATCTGGGCCTTTTGCCTCATATAATCCTTTTGCTTCATCAAGACCAAAGGTTATATATTCTTTTAACCATTCTGGAATATCTTGAGTTGTGCTAGACGAACCACCACCGCCGCCGCCACCTCCAAACAATCCTCCGCCTCCACCCCAAAAGGTGCATAATTCAATAGGCAGTGTTAATAATTTCCACATTGATAACATAATTTACTCCAAAGGTAATTCATAAAATTTAAATTTAGATTTGTAGCCGTCATGCTTGAAGACTTTTTCCCAACCTCTTCTGCCAAATGACTCTATTTGTTTACATTGAGTTTCTTTAGCAAAATCTTGTAATACGCTAAGCATAGGATCTTTCCATAACTTCAGATCTTTGCCTGCTGTAAAATGCATTGATAATGATTTTGTCTTTGGATATGTAACAATTTCAGTAACTACAAATCCAAGTATTTCTTTATCAAATGCTACCCATAATTGTTTATTTAGTTTTTTTGATTCTTGAACAATGTCATTTGCATCAAATCTACCGTAAGTATATTTTGCTGCACTTTTTAAAAATTCAGGAATTAATTTAACTACTTTGTCAATATCTGGTTTTGGAACTAATATAATATTCATAGGCTCAGTAAATAGGTATTTGGTCTAAATCCTAATTTACCTGCTACTTTTTGCCATGCTTTTCTGTCTGAAGAAAAGGTAATGGTTTGAATATTATCTTGTATTGCAAGATCTTTTAATAGGTTTAAACCAACCTCTAGTTGGTCAGGTTTTTCACAATATGCTGTCCATATATGCATGTTCTGATTAAATATCTGAACCGCAACAAAACCAACATAGTATTTATTATTAACTAATAAATATAATTGAGTTCTGCCTTCATGAACATCACAATAAAGATCTTCAGGAATCCATCCGGTGATAGATTTCGTTACTAGCTTATCAACACCTTTTTTTATTGTTGGCCAATAGCTTCTAATCTGTTCAGGACGTACTAACTGGAGTATCATCCAACTATTATATAACTATAGGTTTTATTTGAGGTGTTATTTGCAAAATGAGTGATAGTAGCTTCGCCAACAGATTGAGAACTAACGTATACATTGCCATAGCTTCTGCCAGATACCATATTTAAAGTTAATATCACTGATGGAATTGCAGGTCTGACAAATGGTGTAGTTTGTGGGCCATCATACCAAAGCTCTACTCCAACATCTGACACTCCACCTGCTACTTCTATATAATCACCAGCATCTAGTGATAGAAAAATATTCATCGCACCAATTAGTTCAGCTGGGTCTCCAGAAGATTTACGAGCAGGCAAACCAAACCGACTTGCAGAGTCTGCTACATCAGTTCCGTTAATGCGAAACCACACATCTGCATATTGACCATCGTTAGTTGTGTTAATTAACTGCAGCGAATACATCACATTGTACACACCTGCATCTCTTACATATATTCTTGATGCGTTTGTACCATCTTGGTATATACCATTGTTTTGTGTAATGTTATCAAACTCTACAACTGCTGTTGTTCCTGTAGATGGAGCAGTTTGTCCAGTAGTAGAATTAATTTCACCATACGGCAAAGCTGACTCTTCAGAACTTAAACTATCTGGAGCTAATAAAATAACTGAATCAGGACTAATTCGTTCATTATATATAGTTGTTTCAGTGGCCCATCCAGTATTTAATGTTACAACGCCGGTATTATTAGTTTTACCGTTCATGGCATTATTAACCACTTCAGATATTACACGTGGCTCTGCTCCTGAATATGGTAATACACGATATTGTCTAGCCATTATCTAGTGCCTTGTTGTTTTACTTCCAGATCTAATCCGACAGCCGTTGTCCAGTTACCAGTTGGTGATACAGATACACGATGATATCTTCCAGCTGCTCTAACATTTGCACGACCTTCGCTAGTTGTTGTGACAGAAGTTCCAAATGCAATATTGTCATCTAATTCTCGTCTTGATGCAATTTTAATATTAGCTGAACCATTGTCTATTTGTGGTTTTACTAAATTAATAACCGTGTTATATCCTAATTCTATATCGCCAGTAATTAATTCAGAATTATATGTAGATCCAGTAAAAGTAACAATTGTGTCGTCTTTTGCTCCGGCAAACAAAAATCTACCACCAACAAACAACCTATCATCTAATGATGCAGGCATTGTGTCTATGTTGGTATATCCTAATTGAGTCTCTAATGCTTCTAAAGTTACTCCAACAGTTGCTAAGTTACCAACTACTGTAGAATCTGTTGTAGCTCTGGACCATTTATTTAATTGCCAATTGTAAATTAATATACTTCGTCCGCCGTCAACATTTGGATAATTCCATACTACTAATTTTTTTACAGGATCAACTGCAGCTGTAATATCTTTAATTTCTGTTAATCTACAATCATTAAAGAAATATCTGTCTACTTTTTCTGTGCCTATTTGCTCAACTATTGTGCCGTCTGTTTTATAAAATCCATCATCAGCTAAAAAGAATGATGTAGCTCCGTATTGCGCAATACTATTGCCTTCAATACATCCTAACCCTCTGGATATAACGTCAAATTGCCAGTAAAATGGGCTCCCAATATATGAGGCGCGATAAATTGCCTTCTCAAGAAATATTATTCCTATTTCTCCACCTGACAGGCCAGTAATGGAACCTCCATCTGGCAAAACCTGTGAATCTGACTGTGATGTTCCACCGGAAACCCATAAAGTTTCGTCATTAGCATCACTCCATTGGACAGTAGATGGAAATGATGATGTTAAATGAGCAGCAAATACAAAGTCACGAACCACAGTGACATATTTTGCAATTGGTGCATTTGTATCTACATCCGCAAAAGCAGTAGACGTGCCAAGCGTCCATGATTGTATTTTAGATGAGTTATTTGCAGCTAAAATAACTTTACCAAACTGAGTAAAATTCCACGCATCTGTACTAGAATATCCACCAGATTTAGATACATCATCTAAACTTAAATCAGTATTATCAAGTTTAAATAGCTTAGTAGATCCGCCAGCAAATGCTTGTACTAAATCACCATATTTAGATACAAATATTTTATTTAAATTTTCAGTTGCAGATCCTGAGTAGTTTTTAGCATTATTAAATGGAGCGTAACCCATAGATACAGGATAAACATTTTTAGCATCTAATAATGCGCCAGAGTTAGCTGGTTGGTCAGGTAGCCACTCAGTAAATTTTAGTCTTTGGACGGCCATTTAGACTCCTACGTCTGGTAATGTTGCTGCCTTTAATTGTTCTACTGTTGTCATGCTGTCTACTTGTGCAGGAGCATCTCTTAATGCTTGTTTTTTAGTAACAATGTCAGAAGTGTCATCACCTGATTCTAACGCTCTTTGAAATTGAACATCTAATGCTTCTAATTTAGGTGTTCTTTCAGCACGAAGTCTGTCTTTAGTGATGTCTTTTGCTTTATTAATATTTACTTGTATAGCCATTATTGCCACTCCCATGCGTTTCTAAAAGTTCTGTCAGACGGTATTTCTGATACATTTACAATATGATATTCTTTACCTGCTGGTACATCTTTAGCAGCTAATTCTTCTATTGTATGTTCTGCTAACCATTCTGCTGTTGGAATAATAATACTAATTCCACCATCATCATTGTTATATACGATTCTTTTT